TGATCGTCGCGCCCGAGCGGTTCGAGGTGCAGCAGCCGCAGGATCTGGTCAAAGGCGTGATCGACGACCAATCGGTCACCAATGCGCGGCCGCGTCAGCAGAACCGCTTCGTCATCGTGGCGACCAATGTCGCGGCCTTCTCGGATCGCGGCTCGCTCTTGATCACCGTGGCTGATCCGTCCGGCTTCGCAGCACTCGATACGCTGCAGATCATGCTCGACGTGGGCGAGAACTTCCAAGCGGTGCTCATCTCGATCTCGGGTGATGTGTTCCGCATCGCCTCGCAGCTGCCCTCCTCGGTCGGCGGCACCGAGGGCTTCCCACCGGAGAACATGATCATCGATCTGGGTCCCTCCGGGCTCGAGGTGATGACCGACTCCTTTGGCAACGTGATGACCGACAGCTTTGGGAATGTGATGTGGGCAGGCTGAAACTTTGGATCGTCGCGCTGCTCCTCCTGGCGCTGCCATCGCTGGCGCGCGCGCAGTGTGTCGGCGCCAATGGGATCAACACCATCGCCAATTGTCCGAATGCGGTGTCACCGCAGCCGGGCGACATGCTGTGGTTTTACCAGGCGTCGCAGCCCTCCTCGCCGCTGCGCAATCTGACCCTGACCCAGCTCGAGGCGGCGCTGGTCATCGCGCCATCCGGTGCGGCGGGCGGCGACCTCAGCTCGACCTATCCAAATCCCACGGTCGCCAAAATCTACGGAGCGACTCTCGGGACCACCACCGCGACCGGTGGGCACCTCCTGGTGGGCTCCGGCACGGCTTGGGTCACCCAGGCTGTCACCGGCGACTTCGGTCTTTCAAGCGGCGGGCTGGCCACACTGGCCACGGTCAATTCAAACGTGGGCACCTGCGGCGATGCCACGCATGTCGGCCAGGTCACGCTCAACGCGAAGGGTCTGACCACCGCCTGCTCTGCGGTCACCATCACCGGGGCGGCGCCGGGTGGCTCGGCGGGTGGTGATTTGTCGGGGTCCTATCCTAATCCGACCGTCGCCAAAATCGGCGGCGTCTCGGTCGGCACGGCGGCCACCGTCAACACCGGCACGTCGGGCGGCACCATCCCGCTGCTCAGCGGGACGAATGTCTGGTCGGGCCAGCAGTCGGTCACGCCGACCACGCTCACCATCTCGACCGCGACCTTCACGCCGGACGGCTCATCGAACAATTACAACATCACCCTGGTGCATGCGTCGTGCCCTTGCACCTTGGCTAATCCCTCGGTCACCCCGGTCGCCGGCACCGGCGGCGAGATCGTCGTCAATCAGTCGGCGACCGGTGGCGATGCTATTGGCACCTGGGGCTCGGACTACGCGAGCCCGGGCGGGACCTCGACCATCACGCTCTCCTCGGGCGCGTCGGCGCGCGATGTGCTCGCCTTCTATGTCGTGGACTCCACGCACATCCTGCTCAGCCCGATTTTGAATTTCTCACACTGATGGGTCGGCTCCTCCTGCCGCGCCGCAAGCTGCTGCTCGCTGCACCGGCGATCGTCACCGGGCGCGCGCTCGCGCAGCCGTTCTCCTCGGGTCTGCAGTTCGGCAAGCCCGCAGCGGGCGGTGGCTCCTGCACGCACGACCCTGACTTTGCGGACGTCACGCTGCTCTGCCACATGGATCAGACGAATGGCGCCACCGCGCTGCTCGATAGCAGCAGCGTTGGGCAATCCGTCACCGCTGGCTCGGGTGCTGCCGCCAGCACCGCGCACTTCAAATTCGGCACCGCGTCGCTGCTGATGAACGGCGGCACCTGCCAGCCGGGTGGCGGCGACACGCCGTTCCTGTTCGGCGCCAATCCATTCACCGTGGAATGCCAGGTCTTTTGGGATGGCACCGTCAACACCAACCTGACCGCGCTGCTCGCGTTTTGGGTAGGCTTTGGCGGCACCGAGATGTGGCGGTTGGTGTGGAATCGCCAATCCAGCCCGGCGACCCTGGCATTCCAGTGGTCCACCGATGGCACCAATGTCACGAACAGCGTGGCCACCAGCGGGGCCTTCGCGCCGACCGCGAGCACTTGGTATGCCATCGCGTGCGATCGGAGCTCCAACACCTTCCGGCTCTATATCAACGGCTCGGTGGTCGGCACCACGACCGCCTCCGATACGATTTACACGACGCCATCGTTCGGGAACGCTAACATCGGCAGCGGTGCCGGGGGCAGCGATTGGACCGGCAATTTCGATGAGGTGCGGGTGACCAAGGGTGTCGCGCGCTATGCAGGTGCCTACACGCCGCAGACCTGTGCGTTCCCGAATTCGGTGTAGGAGATAGCGCATGGCCTCCTCGGGCAGCTACAGCTGGAACCCCAACACCGACTCGATCATCCGGGGCGCGCTCCGGCTGCTCTCGGCGATTCAGTCGGGTGAAACCCCACCCGCCGACGAGTGGCAGGACGCGCTCGATGCGCTGAACGGGATGACGAAGTTCTGGGACAGCCTCGGCATCCATGTGTGGACCGAGCTCGATGCCACGCTCTTTCTGCAGCCTCTGCAGTATCAGTATCGCATTGGCACCGGCTCGCCGGATTTCTGCGCGGTCTCTAACGCGTGGTCTGAGACCACGCTCACCGCCAATGTCGCAGCCGCCGCCACCACCATCGCGGTTGCCTCCGTCTCGCCGGCGGTCACCACCGGCTCGACCATCGTCGCGGGCGACATCCTCGGCATCTGGCTCGAGAACAACACCACGTTTTGGACCACCGTCACCGGCGTCGCTGGGCTCGTCGTCTCGCTGGCGTCGGGGCTCACCGGGCCGGCGCTCTCCGGCGCCTATGTCGTCACCTATCCGGGCGATCAGGGCATGGTGCGGCCGCTCAAGGTGCCTGCGGCGCGGCGCTACCAGTTCGCGGCTCCGGGTGGCAACGCGATTGAGATTCCGATGATGATCATGTCGCGCATCGACTATGCATCGCAGCCGCAGAAGAGCGTCCCAGGGACGCCCACGCAGTGGTTCTACGACCCACAGATCCAATCCGGTCTGCCCGGCCAGGCGGCGTCTCCGAATGGCTTCATGAATATCTGGCCGGCGCCGTCAAACAACCTCTCGGCGATCAAGTTCACCGCCATGCGGCCGATCCAAGACTTTTCCAGCCAGGCCAACACGGCGGATCTGCCGCAGGAGTGGATCTCGACCTTGCGCTACAATCTCGCGGTCGAGCTGGCGGCGGAATACGATTGCCCTCCGCAGCGGTTCCAGATCATCAAGGCGATGGCTGACGAAAAGCTCGAGATGAGCCGCTCCTTCGATCGCGAGCCCGAGCCGGTGCTGTTCGGCGTCGCCTACGATCCGACCGCTCGGGTGTGATCTATGGCGCAGGTGCTCGACTTCGTCGCTCAAAGCTACACCACGCATTCGCGGACGCTGAACGGCGCGCGCTGCGTGAACTTCTTCGCCGAGGCGGAGCAGCAGGACGCCAAGTCAAAATCGCCGATCGGTATCTGGGCGGCACCTGGTATCTCCCCCTTTGCCGATACCGGCACCGAGGGTCCGGTCTCCGCGCTGCACATCATGAACGACCAGCTCTACGCGATCGCCTCCAACCAGGTTTTCGCGGTCTCCTCGAATGGCATGTGCTCGTCGGTCGGCACGCAGGGCGCTGGCGATACCATCTCGATCGACGACAATGGCGTGCAGATGTGCTGGGTCGATGGCCAGACCGGCTGGTATTATCAGCCCGGCGTCGGCGTGCAGCAGATCGTCGATCCCAACTTCTTCCCCAGCAATACTGTCACCTATTTTGACGGCTACTTCTGCTTCGTGAACAACGGCACGAAGGAGTTCTATCTGTCGCCGCTGTTTGCGGTGGTGCCGTTCGATGCGTCGCTGTTCGCCTCCAAGGAGGCGACCTCGGATCTCCTCCTGGCGATCGCGAATTCGCACGAGCAGCTGTATCTCTTTGGCCAGGAGCGCGTCGAGGTCTGGTATGACGCGGGCAATCCGGTGCCGCAGTTCCCGTTCCAGCGCTCCGATGGTGCGATCATCCAGCGCGGCACGATCGCGCCGCTCTCCATCGTGCTCGAGGACAACACGCTGTTTTTCCTGGGCGACGACGGGATGTTCTACCGGGTCAACGGCTTCGTCCCTGAGCGGCTGTCGAACCACGCGGTGGAAAACGCCTGGTCGCAGTATGCCACCTTGGCCGACTGCAAGGCGCTCATCTACACGCTGTTCGGCCACAAGCTGTTGACCCTGACCTTCCCGACCGCGCAGGCCACCTGGGTGTGCGATCTGTCCACGCGGCGCTGGCATGAGCGCGAGTCCTGGGTCGGCTCCTCGGCGCACGACAGCATCGGTCGCTGGCGCGGCAACTGTGCCATCCAGGCTTATGGGCGGGTTTTGGTCGGCGACTCGGTCTCCGGCCGGATCGGCCAGCTGAACTTCAATGCCTACACCGAGTGGGGCGATACCATGCGCGGCCTGCTCGATGGGCCGCCGCTGCACACCGATCGGCGCCGCGTGTTCATGAAGCGGTTCGAGATCGATGTGGAGTCCGGCGTCGGGCTCACCGCTGGCGCGGGTGCCGCGACGCAGCACTACACGATGAACG